GGGCCGACCACCTTCGACGGGTGGGACGCCGCCGGCGAGCCGGTCGGCCGGCCGCACCCGTCGCCCTGGGTCCAGGTCGCCGCCGTCTCGCTCGAGGCGACGGACAACACCTACGCCCAACTCCTCGCGATGGTCGGCGGCTCGCCGGTCGTCGACGAGTGCAACCTCGACGTCGGCATAACCCGTATCTACCTGAAGGGCCGCGCCGGGCGCCTCGAGCCGGTCTCGGCCGCAGCGGGCTCCCGCGAGGGCCAGCCGGTTACCGCCGCCATCCTCGACGAGTCGCACCTCTGGACGCCCCGTAACGGCGGCGTCCGCCTCGCCGCCACGATCCGCCGGAACGTCGGCAAGACGAACGGCCTGACCGTCGAGACCACGAACGCCCACCGCCCCGGCGACGAGAGCGTCGCCGAGTCCTCCTGGGCGGCCGCCGAGAAGGCCTCCGCCGGCCTCCTCTACGACTCCCTCGAGGCGCCGGTCGTCGACGACCTCGACGACGACGGGACCCTCCTCCCGGCGCTCCGGGTCGCCTACGGTGACTCCTCCTGGGTCGACCTCGGCCGCATCGCCGAGGAGGTCCGGGACCCGGCGACCGACCCGGCCGACGCCCGACGGTTCTACCTGAACCAGCTCGTCGCCGGCTCCGAGGACCTGATCGAGTTTGAGCTCTGGCAGGCGCTCGCACGGACCGACCGGCTCGCCCCTGGCGACACGGTCGCCCTCGGCTTCGACGGCTCGGACACGGGGGACGCTACGGCGCTCGTCGCCGTCCGCTTCCCGGACTGGCTCGTCCAGCCGCTCGGAGTCTGGGAGCATCCGGGCGAGGGCGTGAAGGACTGGCGGGTCCCCCGCCACGAGGTCCGCGAGGTCGTCGCCCGGGCGTTCGCCGACTACCGGGTGGTCCGGATGCTTGCGGACCCGCCGTACTGGCGGACCGAGGTCGACGAGTGGGCCGCCGAGCACGGCGACAAGGTCGTCGGCCTCTTCCCGACCCAGTCCGATACGCGCATGGTCGCGGCGGTCGACAGGTGGTCGACGATGGTCCGCGCCGGCCAGGTCGGCCATACGGACTCCGAGACCCTGAACCGTCACGTCGCAAACACCCAGCGCCGCCGGGCCCGTGGCGGCTACCGGCCCGACAAGGCCGGTTACGCCCGCTACATCGACGCCCACGTCGCCGCCATCCTCGCCGTCGAGGCGCTCGGCCAGGCCGTCTCCGACGGCACGACCGAGGACCGGCAACGTCGGCCCGTGTTCGCCTACTGACCCCGGAGGGGCTCCCGTGCAGATTCTCGCCGCCCTTCTCGAGGTCCTCGGCGCCGTCGCACTGACGGCCGCCGCGTGGACCGTCGCCCCGGGTCTCGGCCTCGCCGTCGCTGGCGTCGCCCTTGTCATCTTCGGCCTCGCCCTGGAGCGTCAGTAGTGCTCGGCCGCCTCGGGCGCACCGAGCGCCGGGACGTCTCGTACCAGGACGTCTGGGGACGTGGCGACGCCTGGCCGGCGCCGGAGGCCAGGGCGTCGAAGGACTCGCTCGCCCTGTCGGCCGTGGTCGCGTGCGTCAACCTCCGCGCGAACACGCTCGCGCAGCTGCCGCTAAAGGCCTACCGGACCGGCGCCGACGGGCTCCCTGTCGAGGTCCCCCGCCAGCCGGGACTCGTTGAGAACCCCTCGACGCTTCCCCGCTCCCAGTGGCTTCGACAAATGTCCATCTCCCGGGACCTCTTCGGGAACGCGTTCGGGATCATCGCCGGCCGCGACGCCGCCGGGTGGCCGACGACCGTCGAGTGGCTCGACCCGACGAAGGTCCAGACGCGCCAGGACTACCACGGCGGTCCGGTCCTCTACACGTACCGCGGCGAGCCGGTCCGCACCGAGGACGTGTTCCTCGTCCCCGGGTTCCCGGTCCCCGGGTCCCCGCTCGGCATCTCGCCCCTCGAGCGGTCCGGGCTCGTCGAGCTCTCGCACCGCGCCCAGGACTTCGGCCGCGACTGGCTGAAAAATTCCGCGGTCCCCAGTGCCATTCTCTACGCCGAGGCTGAGCTCGACGCTAGTCAGGCTGAGCAAATACGAGCTTCGGTCCAGTCGTCCTGGCGCAAGCGCCGCCCGGCGGTCCTCGGCTCCGGCCTACGTTACGAGCGCGTAGGCGTCGACGCCGAGGACTCCCAGTTCCTCGAGACGATGGCCCACGCCGGCCGGGACATTTGCCGCGTCTTTGGCGTAGACCCGGCATGGGTCGGACTCGGCGGCGCCGGGTCGGCACTCACGTATCAGAATCTTTCGGACCGCCTCACCTCTTTCATGGCCTCGACCATGAACGCCGAGCTCGTACTGATCCAGGAAGTAATGACCGCGCAGATCCCGCGACCGCAGTTTGTCCGGTTCACGACCGGCGCCTTCCTTCGCTCGGACCTCCCGACACGGTTCGCCGCCTACTCGACAGGGCTCGCCGCCGGGTTCCTGACCGTCGACGAGGTCCGCGAGCTTGAGGACCGCGGTCCTCTCCCGACCCCGCAGGACGCCCCAGGAGGTGCCCCCGTTGCGTGAGCTCCGTTCCTACCGCCACCTCGACGCCCCCGAGCTCCGGGCCGAAGGCGACGCCCTGACGCTCTCGGGATACGCCGCCATCTTCGGCCAGCTCTCCCAGAACCTCGGCGGGTTCGTCGAGCAGGTCGACCCGGCAGCGTTCGACGGGACGCTCCAGCGTTCCGAACGGAACGTCCTCGGCGCGTGGAACCACAACCTCGACGCGCTCCTGGCAACCACGGACTCCGGGACGCTGCGCCTTGCGACCGACGCCCGCGGGCTCTCGTACGCGATGGACCTCGACCCGACAGACCCCGACGCCCAGCGCGTCGCGGCGAAGGTCCGCTCCGGCATGGTCAAGGGCTCGTCCTTCTCCTTCGCCGTGCGCTCCGACTCGTGGGGGACGACCGAGCAGGGCTTCCCGCTCCGGACCCTCGAGGACGTCGTCCTCTACGAGCTCGGCCCGGTCGCTTCGCCGGCCTACCTCCAGACCCAGGACGGAGGCGCCGCGGTGGCGCTCCGGTCCTTCTCCGAGTTCGTCGACCTGCCCTTCGAGCAGGTGACCGAGGCGGCCGCCGCCGGCCGCCTGACCGACCTCATCCTCCGCGACCTCCCCGAGGTCCCGGCAGAGGAACCCGCTCCCGAGCCCCCGAGCGAAACTCCGGGCGACGAAGCGCAGACGGCCCGGCGGGGCCGCAAGAACCCGCCCACCCGCTGACCCGAACGCCACTCCGTCGGCACCCGTACATCACTCCCGCCGTGGACGCTCCGCGCCCGGCACGACCCCCAAGGGGAACAAAATGTCTGAAGAGCTGAACAAGCTCAACGAGGCCTACCGCGCAGCAGCGGCAGAGCTTCGCGCCCTGTCCGACCACGTCACCTCGGAGAACCGCGAGTTCTCCGGCGAGGAGGAGCAGACCTGGCAGCGGATCAACGCCCACCTCGACTCGATCGGCGCCCGCGCCGAGGCCCTGACCGAGGCCGAGCGCCGCGGCGCCGACATCGAGGCCGCTCTCGCCAAGTACGGCTCCCCGGACGCCCCGGTCGCCACGGCCGCCGAGATGACCACAGAGGACGAGCTCCGCGCCCTGGGCCGCGGCGAGGTCCGTCGCGTCGACGTCCCGGCCGAGCGCCGCGACCTGACGAAGGGCTCCGCCACCGCCGGCGGGAACACGGTCCCCACGACCTTCTTCGGCCAGGTCTGGGAGCACATGATCGAGAGCTCCGCCATCCTCCAGGCCGGCGCTACGGTCCTGAACACCGCCTCGGGCGAGAACCTCGAGATCCCGGTCACGACCGCCCACTCCTCGGGCGCGCTCATCTCGGAGGGCTCGACCCTGACCGAGTCCGACCCGGCGTTCGCGAAGCGGACCCTCGGCGCGTACAAGTACGGCCTCTCCATTCAGGTCTCCTCGGAGCTCGTCGCCGACACCGGCTTCGACCTCCTCGGCTACCTGGCCCGCCAGGCCGGCCGCGCCGTGGGCAACGCGATGGGCGCCGACCTCGTCACCGGCAACGCCTCGAGCAAGCCGTCGGGCATCGTCCAGACCGCCTCGACCGGCGTCACCGGTGCCACCACCGGCGCCTCGGGTGCGTTCACCGCGGACGAGCTGATCGATCTCTACTACTCGGTGATCGCTCCCTACCGGGCCTCGACGTCCTGCGCGTGGATCATGCGCGACGCGACCCTGGCCCGTGTCCGGAAGCTGAAGGACTCGCAGAACCAGTACCTCTGGCAGCCGGGCCTCCAGGTCGGCGCCCCGGACCTCCTCCTCGGCAAGCCGGTCTACACCGACCCGAACGTGGCCGCCGTGGCGACCTCGGCGAAGAGCGTCATCTTCGGCGACGTCTCGGCCTACCACGTCCGGATCGCCGGCGGCGTCCGCTTCGAGCGGTCCGACGACTTCGCCTTCCAGAGCGACCTCGTCACCTTCCGCGCCATCGTCCGCGGCGACGGCATCCTCGCCGATCAGACCGGCGCCGTGAAGGTGTTCGTCGGGGCAGCGACCTGACCCTGACGGCCTGACCGTCTGACGCGACGGGCGGGGACCTCGGTCCCCGCCCCGACCGTCGCCCCTCTCTACCACTCCGGAAGGACTACGCCGTGCGCGTCATCATGCGAGCCCGCATCACGGGCACCCGTAACGGAGTCGAGTGGCCCGCCCCTGGCGAGCCGGTCGACCTCCCCCAGGACGAGGCCGAGCTCCTCGTGGCGAACGGCCTCGCCGTCGCCGACGAGTCGAAGCCGGCCAAGAAGGTCGCCGTCGAGACCGCCGCCGTCGAGGCGCCGGAAACCGCGGCCACCACGAAGCCGCGCGCCCGCAAGGCCGCAGCGCCGAAGGCCTGACCCCGTGACCGTCGTCGCGGACGAACAGGTTCTCGCCGGCACCGCCGCGACCATCTCCGCGTCCTTCCGCGACCAGGACGGCGACCTCGCCGAACCGGCCGGGACCGTGACCGTCGGAGTCGCCGACGAGGCCGGGACGGCCGTCGTCGCCGCCGGCACCGCG